CCCGTAGAGGTCGGTGTTGGGTAAGCTTCACGAATAAAGTTTACGTCTTTATTTAACAAATAAGTATAGCTAGTATCGGGGTTTATTACAGCTAAAGAATAGGTAGATAAGTAGTCGTTTGGAGCTGAAAGGTACTTATTCCCGTTTGTTAACGTCCCTGTTACATTTTTACGCAGTGAAGGTATTTGAACTGAATTGTATATACGCTGCTCGGCATTTTGCACGAATACGGGGATGTTCTCCACAAAACCGCCGGGAGAAGTTGTATCGTAGTTTTCACTGTACGCTTTAATAGCCGCAACAAGTTCAGTATAAGTCATTCGGGTTTACCCTACTAGGCCATTGGCCCACGAGATGTGTAGCCTTTAGTTGCAGCGCCATGGCCACGCTGTTTAATGCCAGAAGTCTTAACTTCGTCTTTTTGTTTTTTAAAAGAACCTGCTATAGACATTTCAAGTTGGTCTATGCCATTACCTGGCTTAGTAACTGCATCTTTTACATTTACAGCGCCGCCGGTCATTGTGTGTGGTTTAGCGTATGTGCTAGCCGGTTTGTTATTAATAGCCATAATTAACGTCCTCTTCCAGCAGATTTTTGGTTCATAGCACGAGCCATATTGCGCCCTACTTGTTTCATTTTCATAGACGTTACGCCAGCAGAACCTTTACCGCCGTTATCAATCTTAGCTGTAGGGCCTGAATCGCCTAAGTTTTTACCTTTTGTTTTGCCTTTGGATTCAATACCATTAGCGCTTTTTTTGAATGACATAATTTACTCCTAATTAACTGTTATTGTTACTGTACCTACTTGCCCTAATGCAATCAAGTTGTTAGGCGTTAAAACCGTATCAAATTGACTTGCTCCACCCACTGGAGCCCAACCCCATTGTATCTGCCTACTACCATCTGCAGGATATCCTGACTCGTCCATTGCTGTTGTAGACCCTGCTTCTGTCTGTAACCCTGTTAAACCTGAGGAGTAGTAGCTTGTATCTGGTCTTGGTTCCCGCACGGCTTGTGGGTCTGAAACTGGATACATACCTAACTGCAACTGCGGCTGATCTGGGTCCCAACATGTAGGGCATACCTTCACATTATAAATCTTTGTCTTTAATACTTGCTTCTTTAGTTCCTTAAGCTTATAACGCTGACCGCATCGGTCACACTCCGCAATTGCCCATTTACCTGACGCATACTTTTCTGGCATGGTCTACCTCAATAGAACATTTGGCGTGGAACATACCTATCAGAAGCTTTATCTCTATCTTCTTGTGAAGCCAATAACCATTGTTGCTCGTATTCCGCTTTTAAAAACGCTACTCTATCAGGAGAAACTTCGGGTTTTTTAGCTGCAATCATAAATGCTAAACCTGCTACCAAACACGCAATTAAACGGAATGGGATATCTTGTACATTAACGCCATCACCAGCATTTTGTAAACGACGTAAACGCCAGTAAACAAACGTATAAGGGCCTCCACCATCACCAGTAGGCCAAACATTAATGTTAGGTAGGTTTAAAACTGTAATAGCTTCAGTTGTTGTATGTGTTGTTGCCGTTGTCCCGTTTTGCGCACGGAAACAATTTAAAAGTTGTTTAGCTGCTGTATCTACGTTTTGGTACGAAATAATCTCAGAACCAATTTGTATAAATCCAGTTGTGCCAAGTTCTTCTACAGAAGTTAAAGTTAACGTAGTAGCTGTTGCGCTGATGTTTGCGGCTAACTTAGCAGTAATAATATTTTGTTGGCCTGACTGGCGGTTAATCCAAACTTGAATAGGGCGACCGTTTGCATTCTTAGTCGGTATTGTTGAATAAGTAGACTCAGAAATTCGGCTAATATTAATATCAACTTGGGTTTGATTTGCGCCAGTACGAACAACTTGATCTAAAAGGTCTATGGTATCTACAGGCAACGCATACATAGCTTGCCCCGTATTAATAGTAATTTGCCCCTGCTCAATAGTCCACAGGTTAATGCCCCGGTTTGCCCACTCAATAGTTAGCAGGTTTAAAGAACGACGGGCAGTGCGCATATCATAACCAGAACGCAGCTCTAAACCAGCACGCTCATATGCCTCCTCGATTAACTCGGTGAGGTCAAGGTTAAAATTTGCTACGCCTGACGTATTTGCCATTATTTTTTAAGCCCTTTTAGGGTTTCCGCCAGCCTAGCCCGCTTACCCAACTTGCCGGGTTTTTTTGTAGCTGCAGCTAGTTTGCTGGCCGGAATCTTTTTGCCTGCTGGAACGCCCATTTCTTTACGCAAGGCACCAGGTTTTTTAATCGCTTTTTGTATCCACTTTTCAGTCATTATTTTTTCCTTGCTGCTCTCATGTTATCTACCAAATTTGGGTAGGGTCTTCCTGCCGCTTTAGCCATTGCTTTAGCACTAGCTTTTTTAGCTGGTGACATTTTCTTTGGTTTTCCTAATTCTTTTGGTCTTGGTTTATCCCAAACATCGCCACCTTTTGCGTACATATCTGCCGCAGTTAATGAACCAGGCTTAGATAGTAGTTTCTTGGCCATAGCTGATGCAGTACCGCCTTTAGTGGTAGTGACATTTACACCAGCACCTTTGCCTACCTTACCGCCTTTAGCATATTCAGTAAAGTCGGTGTTGTCTTTGCGAGATTTCTTTTCTCCGCCAGGCATTTTAGACGGCCTTATATCGCCCATTCCACGTGAAGGTCTCATGCTCTTGTCTTCCCTCGAATTGCGCAGCCGTCGGCTCTAGCTGATGCGGATTTAACTTTGCCCCCAGATTTGTAATTCTTAGATATGTCTCGGTTCATTTTGCCTGTACCCATACCGCCTCCGCCACCGCCACCTATTTTAGGCTTGTTAAGAATTTCTTTCATACGCTCAATTTCAGCCTGACGAATTAAATCACTTTTTGGAGTACGTTTATCTTTAAACTCTTCATTCTCAGCTGCGCGTGACCTAGCTTTTTCTATAGCCTCATCGGATATATTTACAATTGCAGCTTTACCTGCATCTTTGGTTTTTGGTTGTTCTCTTTGACGAGTATCTTCCTTACCCATATCAAGGTCTAATTGTAGCGTTGAGCTAATAGGTTTAATAGGCTCGATTGGCATTATGCCCTTGTTTTTCCACGAATTGCGCAGCCATCAGCACGAGAAGAAGCGGTGCCGCCTTTTTTCATACCCATAACGCCACGAATTTTTTCTACGCCAGACTTAATGGTTTCTTTGAACTTAGCGTCCTTAGTTTCCATTTCTTTCTGTTTTTTAGCGTTGTCGGCTTCGTAATTAGCATAACCCTTTTGAGTCTTTTGGGTTTCTGTATCGTTAACGATTTTACCGCTTTCGTCTTGTTGTAATGGTTTGCCCATGATTATTTCTTCTTACCGTACATACCGCCACCACACATCTTAACTTCTTTGCCTTTAGTTTTACCTTTAGTAGCAATACCGTCAGCGGATTTATGCCCAGCAGCAAGACCACCACCAGCCATTTTCTTCATAGCCATACCGCCTTTTTTCAAAGCTAGCTTAGTACCTTTGCCACCTTTATGTTCTTGGGCATCGTGCTGTTTAAAGGCTTTTTTAATCATAGCCTTATCTTGCGCTTTGTCCATTTTCATATCTTCTTTCATATCGCTCTTAGCCATAGCCCCACCTTCTTTAAATTTTTTGCCTTTGTCGGCGTTGTTAAAATCTTTACCCACAGATTGTGGTACTCCTACTTTCTTAGCAAATGCAGGGTTATGTGCAATTGCCGCCATAAAATTATGTTGCTTCTTACTTGTTGATGGCATTATCTCTTCCTAGCCAACCTTGTACTGTCTTAGTTTCGTAAATGCGGATAGCCGTCCAGACTATGGTAAATACAGCGGCAATAGCTGGCAACATATCTGCAAGGGTTCCTAGTACAGTTAAAATAGAAGCAAAATCAATAAGGTGTTTTGTTGCTTCATCCATGTTCATAAACGGATCTCTCATTTTAGCATTTCCATGCACGTAAAGATTTGTTAATCCGGCTGTCCGGATCATTAGCGGTTTTTGCTGACGTCAATTTCTTTTTCATTCCGCTCATACGGGCACAAAAAGACTTCTTCCGAGAGCCGCCTTCCGGTTGCGGCGGTTTTAAGTTCATACCCTGTTTCTTCGCTGACG